CACCGTATCCCTTTCGGATAATTCCAGAGTTGAGCATCTGGTTCACATTCCTGCAAGCATTATCCCAAGTCTTGTAGAATACATCACCGTAATCAGGCTGCCTATCTCGATACTTATATAACCATGCAGCATAGTGAACCAACGCTGGCATGAGTGCAGGGTAGAACTTGTAAGAGCGATAGTAAGAATAGACGGGTGCTGGTTTCTGGACGTAATAGACAGTGACTGAGTGAGAGGCAGTAGACGGGGGTGGATCGAAGACCAGTTCCAGCCTCGGCTGCATGGTAATCTTGTAGGCATCAGAATCGTCCCACTCGTTATCTGTGCCACCGTAGAGTGCAGACACAAGTGCTGTCTCGCTTGTAACTGATACCACGACACCATGACTTGCATCTGTAGTATTATGTATCCAGTCTCCTGCTGAAACTCCCGTGGTGGTAAACGTGGCTGCTGAGTCAGTCAGGGTTGCCTCATTATTGGTCTCATCAGCAGCCGTAGTGCATGTGCCAGTGTCAGGGTCTGATGCAGCCCTATCCCTGATGGTGAATGAGTCTGGTATTTTCACGGAAGTTGTCTGGTTGGCTAACACAACGCCAGCGTAGTCTCTCCAATAGACCCAGTAGTAACTCGTCCCATCGTAGTATTTGACGAAGTACCTATTCTGGTTGTCAGTGAGGTACATCTTCAGACAGTCTGCGTTGAGAGGGTAGTTAGTCTGGTCTGCAACGGTAGTGATCGTCTGCGTAGTTGTTGGCATATTGATACGATTAGACAACATGATTGCAGACTGGTAGAGATAGTCGTAACTGGACTGAGTATCAAGCCACGTTGCAGTGGAAGACTCGTTCAGTAACTGACGAAGCTGGTACAGCAGTGTGTAGCCATCCATGTTTTACCCCGTGTGATTACATTTGTAAACTTCTGTATCTGTCACCGTAGAACCGCTTGTGGTAGTCCAAGTTGGGACAGTAATTGTGGGTGTAGTATATGTCCAGGGATAGTACCAAGTCTTTACCCCCCATTCCCTACCACACTTCTTGCAATAGACCACATCACAATGCCCACAATACTTCAACTCATGCTCGCAATGGTCATGCTTATGGCAGTGCATCTTATCCCCTCCTGAGTACCTCAGTGTTAGACAACTCCCCTATGATTCTCCTACCTATCTTCCACATCTTTTCTGCCCCCTTGCGAGTTACCTTCCCGGTAGGGTCAATGGGAACTTCACAGGCTCTAGCAAACTCTATCTCTCGCTCGTCCAGCGCAATACAGGGCTTGGAGATTCTCCTAGCTTCCTCGTGTGCATCGGTAGTGCCACGCTCCATATCAGAACGCTTGAACATGGATTCCCCGATCTTCTGGCTGAGAGTCCCACTCGCATTGCCAGAACCAGACTTGACCATCTTGGCAATGTCGTCTAACTCTTTCTCTGTGAATCTGGGCTTTGATGCCTCGATCTCTGAGAGCCTCTGGCTTTCCTGCTTCAGCCTGTTCTGCATGAGACCCTTTTCAGAGTAAGGCACGAGTTCCTTTTCAAGCATCATCTGTTTATGCCTGATGGACTCGTTCAAATCGTCCTGCTGCTGTTCAAAATACCAGCTAGGGTACTCGGACTTCGTCTTGCCATCCTTCGTCTTGTCTACGTCACCAAAAATCTTCATGCTACCTCCTTTTCTCCTTGTTTGAGTTTACTTCTTCTTTGCTGGATTTTCCTTGACGTATTTCTTTAATGCTTCTTCTTGACTCTCCATGATTTTCATAGAGTAACCACATGAATCGTCTGGACACTTCCATCTTGGAATATTATATACATATTCCTTGACCATCGTTTGTTTATTACATGATGGACATGTTGGGGCACCTGCCATGCTACACCTCCTATGCTATATTAATATGCTCGTACCACTCCAAGATAATGTTGTGAGTAGTATCATCTGCTGTTAGTGCATTAACTACAAAACAGTATTGAGTATTCTGCTTTAGGATAAACTCAGCATCAGACCTTGACATACCACCAGCACCACTTAATCCTACTCCAGAGTAACCTATATATGATCTGTAAATCTCAGTGGCAGTAGATAGAGTTGCTCCAGCAAGCTGAGTCTCCGTGTAACTTGTTGCCTTTCCAGCTTCAGGGGTTGTCTCTACGGTGGTAACAGTAGACGCTGTGGCACTATTCCTATCACTGTTATAGATCGTTAAATCGGTTCCTTCGTCAACATCAAGGTCTGCTGTCTCATAAATTGCAAAGTACGCAGCACCCGTTGAGGTTGCCGTTGCAAACATATGTATCCAGTTAGTTGTGTTTGGAGTGTTAAAAGCTATCCCTGTCTGCTCTCCCACAGCTGTCACATCGTTGCTGTAGTGGCAGGTAAAGTGGCTACCCGCATGAATCTCATGGTGAGAGTAGTCTATGGTCTGAATAGAGTTAGTAGCCTTGTCCAACCTTGCGGGTTGATACGTGGCATCACTGGATCGGTAGAACCTGCAATTTGCACTTACAATGTCGTCTGCGTCAAGGTCTCGTATGTCAAGGTCTGTGGCACTGACAGTAACTGAACCGTCTACTGTTATGGTATTACCACCGTCCTGAATGTTGACAGCAGCAGCCCCGGAAGCATTGTTGATCGTTACATCCCCAATGTCTGTGCCAGTAACCATCTTAGTGTTGATAGCAGATAGCGTAGTCTCCGTGGCAACATTGGCAGAGTTAGACTGAACCTGGAAGACAGCCGAAGTCCCTGGGCGTACATAGACCCCAGATGCAGCAGCGTTGCCTACCGTCACAGAGTCCGTTGCAGATACCAGATCACGGATGTCTAGGTCTGTAGCTGATACAGTAGTCTGAGTGACTCCACCTACTGAACGTAGGGGTCTCTCCTTGGCTACCTTCCTCTTAACTGGACTACCACCAGTGGCTGAACCCTGTGCCATTTATTTCACCTTGTCTATATCCTGCCCTTTGATAAAGTTCTTCCTCTGCCCGCTAGAGTCTTTGATCTTACGTTCAAGATACTTTAATTTGTCAAGTTGCTCATCAGTTATGGTAGCCCCCCACTCCTTGCGTAAGTTCTCCTCATGCTCAGAACGGGTCTTACCAAGCCGATCTGGCTTACCACCCTTGATTATGATGTGCATACTGTCACCCATCTTTAATGATTAGATTACCACCCCTGAATGGCAAATAGTCAATTTTCCTGCCATCAAATCGTTTTATATTCTTGAATTTCTCAGGCGGTTGAGATTTCTTGTCAGACCGTTTCTCTATCACTCGCTTTTGCATTTCACTTGCCTTCTTTTAAGAATTTGTCTACTAACCCCTTACGTCCCTCTTCCATTTCTGCAATTCTCAGACTCTCTAGAATTTCATCCTTACTTCTCTCTTTCTTCACCTTGGCTTTCTTCTCAACTGTCTTTTTCTCTACCATGTTATCCTCCTTATGGTGTTGGTTCGTTTGGAACTAATATGAACCTATTTTCGGGGTCTCTTAATGCAGCCCCAGTTATCGAATTAGCTGGGAACATTGCCCACAATCTGTCATGTACCCATAAATCCTCATGCAAGTCTACTGTCCCAGCAGAGATAATCAGCTTGAAAAGTTCCTTGTTGGTGTCAGACAAGTTGGATATTTCCTGTAAATTTGTTACAGAAAGAATCCTACCAGTTGACATTGTTCTAGCTGTTTGCATAGGCTATCTCCTGCTTAGGAGAGGGACGAGTTGCCCCGCCCCCCTCTAGTGAAAAATCATGTTGCAAAATCGTCAATACCACTTTGGTCATACAGTGCAGCAGAGAATACCCCTGAAGTACCAGCAACAAGACCAGTACACTCAGCATTGATGTCCGCAGCACCAAAGTAGCAGTTAGCCACTAACCCGGTATTGTCTGTCCCAGCGATTGATAGATAGGTAGTATCAGGTACTACGCTGAAATAGCAATCTCTGATAATCAAGTCCCAGCATGGAGCAGCCGTGTTGATAGGGGCTGTAGCCATGTTGTATGAGTTACCACCGATAAACTCACACGCTTGGATAACTACTCTCTTGCACTGGTTCGTAGAACCAACAAGTTGTATTCCACCAGTAGTACCATCATACTTGGATTGAAACCTGCAATTTACAATCTGCATTCCGTCTCCACCGTTAGCATAAAGTTTCCCGTCTCCCTTTATCTCACAGTTATAAATCGAAAAACCTATTGTCCCCTGTTGAGTTCTAGTAGAACCGTTATCCCGTAAGTTGATTGTATAGGTTGCTGCTTCTGAAAAGAAACCTATATTTTCAATGTGCAGGGCTGGAGCATCAACTGTAAGATTTGTAGCAGAAGAGAATTTCCAACGGACACCAAGGTAGTCTGATGGTCTGAGACGTTGGGTGATACCAATAAGAGATATATTCGCATTGGTAGCTGTTACCCCGCTTCCACCAGCACCACCAAGGGTAACAGAAACATCTTCCTCGTAACGTGCAAATCCCGTTCCAAGTGTGTACGTCTTTGGACGAATATAGATAACATCCCCACCTATAGATGCTGTCACTGCTGCTTGAATTGTTTTGAATGCAGTGCTAGGGTCTGTACCTACGTTGCCATCACTCCCATAATCACCGTCAACAAAATAGTGGGTTGACCACGGGTTTGAAAACCTCATAGCTCCCAAGTTGGGTGTTGCCATAATCCCATGTGGAAAATTTGTTAATCCCATAGTATTCTCCTTTCAATTCAGTACCACTGCCCTGTCTCATGCACTAGTGAGAGGAATTTAACCTTCCCTTTACACATAGCTGGTGGGTGATCCCTCTTTAGGATACACCCACCCTGGTTATTTGTTACGACACCACATGCCCGTAAATCCATCTCCAATCCAAGAACCCGTTAGCCACTCTCATGTAGACGGAGTGCTTCACCTGGAATGTCTCAAAGTCAATGGTGTTGTTGGACTCAGGGGCAACCCTGGTAATCCAGACAAGATACTTCTTCATCATCTTTGAGTCAACCATAAACCAGTTGTTCGTGTCATAGTCGTCCAGACGGAGATAGGGGATAACCTTGAATCTGCCATACTGAGGGTTAATTGCGTTCTCAGCAGAATCCGGGTCTAACGTGCTACCCGTGATCTCAAGGGCAGTGTCGTACAGATTGTCAGGGACGATAAGCGTGTCAGGCTCGATCACAATACGCTCACTAATGTCGTTACGGAACTGGCGCATCAGGACTCGTGTTGCAGCAACAGCAGACTTGCTTAACGCAGAGGTTCCACTGTTATCAAACCCAGATGACGTAGAGGTTCCAGACTTCGTGGTATGTGAAGACGAGCAAAGACTGACACCTTCCTCAGAATACATGAAGTCAAACGCAGACGAGAAAGCATAACCGAAGGGACGGACACCAAGTTTCTCCTGAACCCTGTGTGCTGATTCAGCAAGAGAACCTGCCCGGTCATCCATAACGGCATACTTCTTGTCATCCAGAAGTTTTCGCTCAAAAGCCACACCAGCAGCATACTCCTTGGGTTCGATCTTTGTGTAGTACCCAGGACTCTGGCTGATGTAGTCTAGCTTTCCGCTAAACTCTGGAATGTCGGGGAGTGCTCCTACTTCGTAGAACTCTTCAAAAGCCCCTTCGCTTGGGAGCATCCGATAAAGTTGTGGAATCATTGAGGGTAGTTCTTTGAATTTACTCTCAGACACTTCCCTCAGCCTTTTGTCTAACAGTCTTAC